CATCCACTCAGAAGTTCCCTCAGTCAAACTTATGTCGTGGGCAGATAACGCTTGCATTTCATTCTGCTGTGCATTAATTAAAACGTGCTTGTCTTGGGATGAGGTATCCATAGCAATCTGCTCAGTATGGATATGTTCTACCCTTTCTTGAGCCTCAAAACCAAGTTTTCGCATTTCCAATTCACGTTGAATCTGCAACTGCGCCATTTCCAACTCATGGCTTTTGTCACTTTTGTCTTGAAAGTAATCTAACAACTTTGGCAAACCGCCAGCCAAAAATGAAATTAAAGTTGAAAATAGTGTGAACATTATTTTTTCCCGTATTTTTCTCTTTCTTCAAGTAGTTGAACTTTTACTTGAAGTTGATGAATATCCTTGTAAATTTCTTCTTTCATTGCATGACGTTTATCGGCTGAAAGTGGAGAATCAGTTGGTACATTTTCTTTAGTAATCAATGCTGGCATCTGCCCTTCAATTTTAGTCAGCCTAGTAGAGAAGTCAGACACTTGCCCCAAAAGCCAAGCCAAACACGCTACGACAATTGGCAAGACTGCTTTTAGGACGTCTTGAATATTCATAGTCCAAGAACTTTTTTAACCATCTCAGCGGCAACGCCGGGGCCAAGCAACACGACTAGAATGACTACATACAAGAGGTACTCAATCCTATTCATGCGCTTGGAACCTTCGTCGAAACGGGTCTGAATGCCTTCGTACCGTTGGGCGCATATCGCTTCGTGAACGCTTAAACGCTTGTCGGTCTCGTTAGCCAATTCGTGAACCCCTTCCATATGACTTACTCCGCTTTTGGCTCTTCTGCTTCAGCAGGCGGCAATTGACTTTGGGCTTCTTGCTGAATGCCTTGAATCAAATTCGCTACTTGAGCATATGGTTGATTCCCCAAATACTGAAGAATGCCATTCACCAAATTGGTTGATAAAGATATATTGCTTTCCATTGCCATTTTCCTTTAAAAAATTTCCGCTGTTATGGGTCAGCGGTTCACCCTTCTTCTATTATGCCGAAGGTGTTACCCAAGGTAAAGGGGTGTTCTCAGGGCTTGTAGGTGGTGTAATTAGGCTGTCAATCTGTCCTTGTACACAAGACTGTGCGCTGTCTATTTGGTTCTCAGGAATCCAACCAATAACTAACGCCTCTGTTAGATTTGCGTAAGGCACAAATGTAGTCTGTTCTGTAGAGTCAAACTGTGTGTTGCCTTGGATAGATGCAGTATAAGTGCCGTCTACTCCTGTTACTTCCCATAGTGCGTTAATCACATAGTTTGGGTCAGGCTGTTGTACTGTGTACATTGCTGTGATGCGTGTTGTAAATACTGTTGCCATTTTAATTCTCCTTAAGGATGGGTTGCTTTGTATGCGTCAAATTCTGCTTTAAGTTCTTGGATTGCGGCTGTAAGTGTTGCTACTAAGAATGATGTATCTACACCTTGATATTTAGGTTTTCCGTCTTTGTCTACAGCGTCTTTTTCACCTGTAACACAATCAGGAACAACTTCTGCTAGTTCGTGGGCAATAAATCCTTGACCATCTGAGCCATCAACTTTCCACTTGTAAGTTACAGGTTTAAGTTGTGCCACTTTTGCCAAAGCACCTATCATTGGTACAATGTTTTCTTTTAGTCGGTAATCTGACGATGTTGCATAATTAACTGTTGTTGTGCCGTTTTGACTTATAGTACCCGCATTATTGCCAGCAGAATTATAAAATGCAATGTAACCAGAACCTGTTGATGGCAAAGTTGTTTGGAGGCTTAGTCCAATAAAATTAGCACCATCAAAAGATATACATTGTTTTCCTGAACCAAACTGACTTGTAGTACCTAATAAAAAATTTCCACTACCATCAAATATCCCTCTAGGAACGCCATTACCATCAGATAAGACGATGTACCCACTTGACGTGCGAATGTCTAAACCACCATTGTTACCTGAGTAAGCACCAACAATAGTATTTGCTGAACCTGTGGTTATCGCCCCACCAGAGTTATAACTAGAAGTTGGACCAATAAATGTATTGTTTGAGCCAGTGGTAACAGCAGAACCAGCCCCGTATCCAACAAACGTATTACCACCACCGCTAGTAGTTGAGTAACCACACTCGTAGCCGATATATGTGTTATATGAGTAATTTGAACCTGCATATCCAGCCCTAACACCCATTAAAGTATTAAATCCGCCTACGTTACTAATACCAACTTGATAACCTACTGCTGTGTTATTAGATGCGTTGGTGTTTGCTTTTAATGCTTCCGAACCAACCGCAACATTAAAGTTTCCAGAAGATAATACATCTAAAGCAAACGCACCAATTGCTATATTATTATTTCCAGTAGTAGCGCCAGTGTGCATTGCACGGTCACCAATTGCTACGTTTTGTGCGCCAGTAGTATGACTATACCCCGCTTGGTAACCAAAAAATTGAGAAGAAGTGCCTGTTGTATTTGTGTATCCTGCTTGATAACCTACTGCTGTGTTGTTAGAGGCGGTAGTGTTTGATTTTAATGCACCACTACCTACTGCGGTGTTATAAGAACCTGTAGTGTTTGCGTACATTACAGAGAATGTACCTGTATCTAATCCACCGATAGCCGTGTTGTACGAGCCTGAAGTGTTTGAAAAAAGTGCGGCATGACCAAAAGCGGCATTAGAAGTTCCACTAGTTTGGTTGTATAAACTTTGAACACCAACACCAGTGTTGTAAAAACCTGTCATTCCGCCAACATTGCCGTACATACAACGATAACCTATAGCCGTTGTAGAATTTGCTGTTGTTACTCCATTACCTGCTTGATAACCAAGGCTTGTGTTGTTATCTCCTGTACTCTGAACTAATGCCTGATAGCCTACTGCCGCCAAATTTGTACCAGTAACATTGTCACGCAGTGCTTGATAACCTACGGCTGTGTTTTGAGAGGCGGTGGTGTTTGATTGTAAAGCAGCATGACCAATTGCTGTGTTGTACTCAGCGTTGGCGGATGAAAGAGCCTGTCTTCCTACGGCAGTATTAAAGTTTCCTGTTGTATTTGACTGAAGTGCAGAACGACCTACTGCCACATTGTAAGAGCCTGTTGTATTAACAATTAATGCTTGATAGCCACCAATAGCGGTATTATCTGTTCCTGTGGTGTTATCTCTTAATACTTCAAAGCCAACAGCACAGTTAAATGTAGCGGTAGTGTTTGCATAAAGTGCTTTATACCCAACAGCAGTTATATAACCACCTGTTGTTGTACTATACGCAGCTTGATAACCTACTGCTGTGTTGTTAGAGGCGGTGGTGTTTAAGCGTAACGCACTATCGCCTAATGCTGTATTGTAATTTCCAGTTGTATTATTTTGTAAAGCAACAAAACCAACAGCCACATTATCTGCACCTGTAGTGTTACTACCCATTGCCGCACGACCAACAACTGTATTTTGATTTCCTGTGGTGTTGGCATAAAATGCACCATGACCAAATACAGCGTTATCCCCGCCTGTTGTTGTGCTGTAAGCGGCTTGATAACCTACTGCTGTGTTATTAGATGCGGTAACGTTGTTAATTAAAGACTGGTCGCCTATAGCGGTGTTATATGAACCAGTAGTATTTTGATTTAAACCACCTACACCAACAGAAGTATTTGAATCACCTGTTGTTTGATTGTTTTGTGTATATGCGCCAATGGCAGTATTTCTAGAGCCTGTACCTGTTCTTAGAGCATCACGACCAACAGCGGTGTTATAAGGACTAGTAGTATTTGTAAATAATGCACCATAACCAACAGCAGTATTGTCTGTACCTGTTGTATTACTATATCCTGCTTGATAACCTACTGCTGTGTTATTAGATGCGGTGGTGTTTGAGTAAAGTGCTTGAGAACCAAGTGCTGTATTGTTGCCACCTGTTGCACCGGGAGAACCTTGTAACGCTGACCAACCCAATGAGGTATTGTTTGTCCCTGTACTAGTGTGGTATCCAGCTTGAAAACCTACATGGGTTACGTTTGCGCCAGTAGAGGAATACACAGCAGTCTGACCAACATAGACAACATATTGTGCATTAGTTGAATAACCTGCTTGTTGACCAATAGCAACAGTAGCCCCACTACCGTTTGTATACGAATATAAAGATTGATAACCTACTGCTGTGTTATTAGAGGCGGTAGTGTTTAGTATTAAAGCATCACGACCAATGGCTGTGTTGTAACTACCAGTAGTATTTGACTGAAGTGCTGAACGACCCACACCTGTGTTAGATGCACCTGTTGTGTTACTGTATAAAGTATAGTGACCTATTGCAGTAGGGCTATCGCCAGTAGTATTGCTTCTACCTGCTAAAGAACCAACTGCTGTAACACCTGTTGCGGTAGTATTTGTGTATGCAGCTTGGTATCCTATTGCGGTATTATCTGAGGCAGTATTATTTAGTAACGAACTATTTCCAATAGATACATTATAATTACCTACTGCTGTAAATTGTTGTGATGATTGACCTATGGCTATATTGGCTGTACCAGATGTTAATTGGAACATAGTAAAATCACCAAGACCTATATTGCTACTCCCTGTAGCACCTGCGGCATTACCGCCAAGGGTATATTGCCCAATACCTATATTGTTAGAACCTGTTGTGGTTTTGTTAGCATTTGCACCAATAGCAATATTTAAAGTACCTGTTGAGTTAAATGCTAAAGCACTAGCACCTAAAACAGTATTTGTACTTACAGCACCAGCACCACGACCAACAGTAATACCATAAACAGTTAAGTCAGTACCAGAGTATAAAAGGTTGGCTGAGTCTGTTAGTAGACCTGCGGTGGTTGCGTAAGGTACACGACCACTTGTTAGGCTAGAGAATGTAATCGAGCCTGATGATGTCAACCCTGTCAGACCTGTCAGAACACCCGCATCGCTCAAGATGCCAACTGAGTTCTGTATTAGCTTGCCTGTCGTTAAATCAAACCTTGCCAAGGCGTTATCCGTAGCACTTGCAGGCCCGACTACATCGCCCGATGCGCCTGATGTTGAGGCGAGCAGAGTGACTACACCAGAGTTATTCTTGTAGTATAACTTGCCGTCGGTGATGTTGATAGCCAACTCACCGTTTGCTAAGTTACCAGCAGTTGGTACAGCCGCCGCAGTGGTGCTGTAATAGAGAGATAAGGGCGTATAGCCTGCTTGTGACATTAGAATGTTCCTCCAAAAATGCCTGTAGTGGCAGTGACTGTTGTAAAGTTTCCTGTTGTAGGCGTTGTAGCACCAACAGTACCGTTAATATTAATTGATGCAGTACCTGTTAAATTTGTGACCGTACCACTGCTTGGTGTACCTAATGCGCCATTAAATGTTACAAAAGCGCCAGCAGAGCCTACATTGACCCCTAAAGCCGTTGCAACACCTGTACCCAAACCAGTTATAGAACCAACCGCTGGGGTTACTGTTGTGTTCCCTGCCAAAGTCAATTGACCCTGCGCATTAACAGTAAAAGTCCCAACTTGTGTTGCTGAACCATAAGCACCAGCAGTCACAGCAGTATTAGTAATACTAATTACTGTTCCCGCTACTGTAATTCCAGTACCGCCAGTATAAACTTGTGAACTGCTAAATTCAGCAAAAGTAATAGCCGTTGTACCAAAAGTAATGACACCAACCGTAGTAACTACAAACGAAGTGCCTTTATTAACAGTTCCGTTTTGGGTAAAGAAATAATCGTTCTGGCTGAGTTGGTCAATACCTGTGCCATAAGTGTCGGCATCAGTAGCACGAGTAAGAACCGTTCCACCTGTTGCCCATGTATAAACACCGTTGTAGGCTTGATTAACCTCATTCTTAATTAATACACGATTTGTATTTAAGAGGGTATATCCATCCAAAACAGTTAACGCAACAGATAAAGTTATGGTTGCACCAACACCAGCAGTCCCATTGTTATAAGTAACCGTACCGCCTGTAGTTGATGCAAGGCTTGCAGTTGTAGCCGCTTGTACTGGTTGATGATAAGTCAACCCTGTTGCTACAAGTCCATCTACATACTGTTTAGTTGTTAATTGCAAGTCAGATACGGGGTTTTGAGTTACCGTGACTGAAGTCAATCCAGCAGGTGTTAAAGAAGTCCCACCTAATGCAATATTAGTTGTTCCAAGCGTGATAGAACTATTAGTCAGCGCTGAGTTTGGAATATTAGTAAATGTATTACTAGAGCCACTCATTGACTTGTTTGTTAGTGTTTGAGTTGCTGTCAAAGTTGCAACAGTATCTGCACCAACAGTTGCAGAAGTCATGTTAAATGCACCACCTGTTACCGTCTTACCTGTAAAGGTTAAAGCCGTAGGCAATGACAAAACAGGTGTTTGACCACCAGATGAAGTGATTTCATTAGCAGTTCCACTTACGGAAGTTACAGCACCAATTGCCGTAGCAGAGATAGATACACCAACCGCAGAAGTTAATTGACCTTGTGCATTGACAATAATTTGAGGGACTGTTGAAGAATCACCATAAGTTCCAGCAGTAACTGCTGTGTTGGCTATAGAAATAGTTCCCGTAGAGGTAATTGGGCCACCTGTCAGTCCAGTTCCAGTTCCAACCGAAGTAACGCCAGAACCCGTAATAACTGAACCCCAAGCACCGTTTGCATACCCTTCAAAGGTTGCTGTAGTCGTGTTATAGCGGAACATCCCATTAATTGGGCCTAGACTTCTTTGTCCTGTTGTTCCTGCGGGAAAGGCAATGCTACCAGTGCCGGGAACTATTGGGTTAGAAGCCAAACTAATGACTGGAGCCGTAGTTCCATTGACAACGGTTATTTGGTCAGCAGTTCCAGTACCAACCGAAATTGTTCCATCACCAGAACCTAAAGTAACCCATGCCCCACCTTGGTATCCCTCAAAACGCGCAGTCGTTGAGTTGTAGCGAATCATGCCATTGACTGGCGCTACTGGACGACTTCCAGTCGCTCCAATAGGTAAAGTAAGACTAGCAGTACCACCCAAAATAGGATTGTCTGCCAAAGAAATTGTTGGTACACCGCTTACACCATTACCGTTAGCGACCGTAACTTGGTTGGCTGTACCTAAAAGAGTCACCGCGCTAATAGCGCCACCAGAAGAAATAGTCATCAAACCATTAGCGCTGAGGTTTGCCAAGTTTAATACTTGACCAGCTAAAGCAATGGTTGGGTCACCAGATATACCAGTTCCATTGGTGATTGCAAGACCAACACCAGTAACAGCGATAGAACGCCCTGTAATTGCTGTAGAAGACGTTTTTACCTGAAAGCCAGTACCAGAGTTTACTAAAGACAATAAAGCGCCTGTAGTGCTTATATTAAAGAGTCCTTGAGCGCCTGCATCCGTAATCACTAAACCATTCGTTGCGCCAACATAACGACTATTAGGAAGCTGAGGTGTTTGGGTGACCGTTAAATAGGTGTACGTCTGCGTAGGCGAGTTTGCAATCGCGCCCGTAGTCGTCTGCACTGTCACGCCATTTTGGACAATAGGAACAGCCTCTGCGCCTGTTATAGCGCCTGCGGCTGGGAGTTGTAATATGGAGACTTGTGCTGACATTATGTACTCGTACTGTCTGGGGGATTAGGCGCAATAGTGTCCTTGTTCCCTGTGTTAGTAGGAGTTTGAGTATTTTGTTCGGTCGAAATTTGGAATTGGCTGGAGCCATCCATGTTCTGACTACCAGTCATTAGGTAGTTATCGTTAGCCGCAACACTCACATCAGGGCGTGCAAACCGAAGGTTAATCCTTTCGGTTTTCCGTGCCGCCAAACGGTAGGGGTCTAGGGTATCCCAACAGCCTTGTCCGCATACACGAAGGCCGGGGCTGTTTCCATCTGGCCTCAAGTCCACATAGGTACGCTTCATCTTGCACCTATCGCATACCGCGATTGCAAGTGAAGTGAGTCCCTCGGTGTCAAGAAAAATAGGCATTATCTTGTGTAAACTGAAATATTAGGGGCAAAGTAAATTGGCGACTTATCGCGCTCTTCCTGCTCTGCTTCGTACAAATACTTATCCGCCATCTTTTCAAGATAGTTAACCCTATCCATTGGAACTTGCGGGAGTTCGAGGCTCATCCTATGAGCCAGCATGAAAATAACAGCTTCATACCAACGCTGAGGTATCTGTAATTCATCCGTTAAAGCACCGACATCCATAATTTGCGTGGAATACCATACAGTCATTTGGACAAAAGGATTGCTTGGTGTAGGCCACAAATAGATAGTTGGAGTTGGAATTGTGCGGTCAAACCAAAATTGGAAGGGTTGGTTTGCTGTAAAGTTCTTATTTGGTAAATTGGTATAGTCATCGCGATTTAGGCGAGACATCATTACTTCGGTGCTGTTATTGCCTATATACCACTCACGAAGGGCTAAAGTAGTGCCACTTGAGGCTTTAATTCGATAGAAGGGGACGTTTTGGCCGGGGTCTATATCTGTCCATACCCATACATTATCGCTAACGCTTATCGCGCCAAGGTTCTCTAAGTCGTAATAAGTCGTGCCATCCATCGAGTATTGCAGTGCAATATTCCACGTTGCAGACCCATTATTGGCAATATAAGGTAAAAATCCAATAGAACCTGCATAAATAGGGTCAGACGTACCGTAATTGACGGTAAAGCTACCATTTGCAGAATTTTGTTGGGTATAGGTGTCTACGTTGCCATCGTACAGATTTGCAACCGTACCACCAGCAGATGATGTATAAGCCCCTACGGGGCGATTTAATGTGCGATATAAGACGTTTAAAGTGTCAACAGCACCACTAGGTAGGGTATAGCGGTATTTGTCCGCAGACAGCCCTATAACCTCTTTACTGATACACCAATATTGAATACCTCGATTAATGAGGTTAGAAAGAAGGAAACCTAGCGATTGACGTGAAGTCAAAACTTGCTCAGAAGTTAGTTCTTCAGCCAACTTACCGCACCGACGAGCGCCGTGGTCAATCAACGTCTGTACGTTGTATGTTTGTCCGTAGGTGTCAGAGTACGCCATAACTATCCTTTACCAACCAGAGCATTTCCAACGCTTCAGCGATGCTTTTGCTCTAGGAGCATCACCTTTTGAGTGTTCTACAACGCCAGACATACGCGCACAAAATGAATCTTTTCTAGAACCACCTTGTGGCTGGGGTGCTTTTAAATGACTTCCAGTTTCTCTATTGTACTTGTCTCGACCCTTTTGTGTAAGTCCTGCGCCCTTATCTACTGATAATTTTTCGCCTCGACCAACAGCTAAACTTGGCCCACCTTCTTTCAGTTTGGCGGTTTTTGCTGACTCCCTAAACGCTTCAGCAGTTGGCGCACCTTTGCTACCAACTCTGCGCATTTTTTCGCCAGAACCTTCTGCAATTCTTTCACGCTTTGCATGAATGTTGTCATACAGACCTCCTCCTTTAAATTTTTTTCCCTCATCAGCCTTGGCAAACTCTTTGCCAACTTTTGTGGGAATGCCTACCTTTTTAGCAAAAGAGGGGTTGTGAGCAACCGCCTCCATCAAACGATGTTGGGCTGGTGATTTGCTTGGCATGATTAGCCGCAGAAAATAGTTATTGCCGCACTTGCTGGCAAGGTTACATGAATGCTAGACGTAAAACGAATACCATTGCCGGGAATAATGTTTGCAAATGGGTTATTTGTGTTGGCAGGAATATTAATTTTCATAAGAACAGTTCCACCAGAGCCACCATCACGAAAAACTATTTCTCCAGCAGTTCCGCCAGATAATGCTTGGTAACCAGCAAGGTTTGTTGCTCCCGCATAAATGGTTCCAGTCGCATCAGCGTGTGCCGAAAATACATTTGTCAATGTTGACATTTCAATCTCCAAAGAAAGTAGGAGGCTAACCCCCTACTAGTTTTTAACAAGCACGTCCACCGCGTTTTTTACCTGCTGGCGAAACTGTTATAGACCTTTCACGCTCTGTAACAGAACCCTGACCCTTTATTGAAGAAGGCATTGATTTCTCTTTGTCACTTACAGCGCCTTGACCAGTTAGGCTTGCATAAGCCTTCTTAGCTTGGCGTGGTAAATACATTAAAGCATCAGTCATCATCTTGCGGTCTGCCTCATTCTCTGCCTTTTCACGAGCATAGTGAGCGTCATACGCGCCTTTTGATACATCTTCATAATCGGAAGTCGAACCTCCACCAGCCATACGCTTAGGCGAACCATATTTCAGATTGCTGTCAGTTTTAGCTTGACGCATAGCGGTTGCGTTTTCAGCCTTATTCATCTTTAACAAACGGGCTTCCGCAGGAGTTGCACGACCACCTGTCTTATAAGTACCAGCCAATTGGCTAATTCTTACTGGAGCAGGTGTTGGCTTACGACCTTGAGGCATCGCGACGGGACGACCTGAATCAACAGTTCCCCCCGCCGCGTAGGCTTTTTTTGAGGTTTTACCCCCCATTTTAAAGCCTCCAGCGTTTCCATAACGAACACCGCCTGTACCCGCAGGAGAGCGGTCAGGCTTTGCTGTATCTACAAGGGTTGTTGCATACGAACCAGACATACTTTCAGATGGAATCTGTTTACCAGTCGAGCCGCCGTTTTTGTAACCACCAGCGTTAGACTTAGTTACGCCACCAGTAGCATACTTTTTGGCCTTGCCGCCCATTTTAAATCCACCAGCATTGCCTAGCTTTACATCGCCAGTTTTAGCAGGTGAATGGTCAGCTTTAGCTTGATGCATTAAAGTGGTTTTGTAAGAGCCAGAAGTTGTTTCAGAAGGGATTGCTCCGCCTGTTGCATACTTTTTCATGCCACCTTTTTTCAGCTTGAGTGAAGTGCCTTTTCCGCCCTTATGCTCTTGCATATCATGTTGCTTGAAAGCCTTCTTAATCATTGCTTTGTCTTGCGCTGTATCGCCGCCTTCAGCTTTGCCACCTTTTTTCATTGGAGGCGCAGGCATTGGAGGGCCAGACGGAGTGACAGCAGGTTTAGCCATCATCGCCTTACGACGTGAAGCCATAGAAGGCTTGCCGGGTGCGCGAACAGGAGCATTAACAGCAGGACGACCCACCAAAGCAGGAGTTCCTGACATCATGTCCAAAGCGCCACCACCCATAGCCATTTTCTTATGACCAGATTCGGCTTTACCACCTTTTTTCATGTTTACATGACCGCCTTTAGCGAGTTTTAACTCAACTGTAGGCTCTGTGGTCATCATTTTGACCATTGGTTTAAATTGTCCCATATTGCTCTCCTATTAGGAAACAAGGTTTTGGTTAACACCGAGAGCGCCAACGCGAGTAGCGTTAGGGCCAACAGCAATGGCGGGTAGCATAATTCCCAACACCAAACGCTTGATACCGTCTGCCGCTGAAGATGGGTCAAAAGTACCACGCACATCACCAGTAGTTGTAGTTGCAGTAGCAGTAGCGGCGGCAACAAAAGTACCTGTGTCTAGTGCAAAAGAACCAGCCCAACCAACGTGGCAAATGTAACCACCATCAACTACTCGCACTGGTATACCAAACACATCGGTAGTTCCAATTGCAATTGTTGCACCCAATGCACCAGAGATAGTTGCGGATACAATTTGGTAGAAAGCTTTCTTGCCAGCAACCGTAGTTGACTGAACAGTACCAGTTGCAATAACTTCACTCATTGCTTGACCATAATAATCATAACCAGTAATTGTTACGTTACGGTCTGTCAAAGTACCTGTACCAGAAACAATACTGACAGCGCGAGGGCAATCAAGTTGCAACACAGTTGTGCCAGAAGTATTGACTACGGACTTTACAGAAGTTCCAGCGGTCAATGTAATGGATGAAGATGTAGTCTGAGCAAGAGCAATATTATTTGCTGTAAGCGCTTGAGGAACAACATCCCAAACGTATATGCGACCTAATGGGCCAACACCTACGCTCATTGGAGATGGATTTTCAAAAGGTTCGTTGTCGTGAAGAGTTAATGCAGTTGTATTGGCAATATTAATTGCTTGGTTAAGGGTGTAAGTTCCTGTGCCACCAGTACCAGTTCCAAGCGCAGTAATGTAAGTGCCGTCGGTCACGCTTGTACCATCAACGTACATACCAACAACGATTGGTGCGCCAAAATTTAACGCAGTAATTGTTAGAGTTGAAGAAGAAACGCCACCAGTTCCGCCAGTTGCGGTGGTGGAGTATGGGCGAAGACCCGTACCCATATAGGTTACGGCTGACCCTAAAAATAAATCATCTGAATATTGAGGCATTTTGTCTGCTCCTTGAAAAGTTTGACAAATACAAATTAACAAAAAAGGGGCTGGGTTTTATCCCAACCCCCTGTAGCGCGATTAAACGCCGGGTGTGCCGTAAACGGCGCGTGGGTCAGTGAAACCAACTTGGTAACGCTCAGTAGCCTTGTAGCGCATAGAGTCGGTCTCAAAATCACCTTCCATAGTTTTTTCGAGTTTACGACGCATTAGCAACTTCATGCCTTCTGGAGCATCAGTTTGAACCCACCATGCTGTTTGGTTGGTCAAACGAGACAACACAGCCGCACCTTCGTCCAACAAGCCAATAGACTTGACAGGGTTGATGTCGTTGTTGCCTGTACCAGCGCGAAGCACTGATTTCAACAGAACTTCAGCTTGGAAGACATTGCCGGGTGCCACAATCAACTGACGTGGAACCAAACGAATCTTCTTACCATTGTTGTCCACAGCTTGACGAATTTGAATCAACATCTGTTCGAGAGATGTTTGGCTCAAGTTAGCCGCAGTGGATAACAAATTGCTGAAAGTACCGTTCACGATTGGGTGAGATGTGCTGTTTAGAGCAACTCCATCACCGCCGGGGTAGCTTGAGTTGAATGCACGATTCAACACGTTAGCTGACAACGTCTCTTTAGTCTCAATCAAAGACTGAGCCAAGTGACGTGCGTAAACCTGACCAATACGAATATGGTCGCCATCTTCAACCAACACTTTGGTTAACGCGAAGGCTAGGCCATACACGTTATACACATAGCGTTGCAAGAAGAGTACGCCACCTTGCTGATACGAAACAGGAGTTCCGTCAGGCAATTGTGGAGCGGCTCCAAATCCATAAAGGACTGGTTCTTCGTGGTAGTTACGAGGGATACCTTCTTGTTCACGGAAAACTCGTGACCATTCATCGGTACGTTGGTCATAGACTCCATCGAAGCATTCGTTAAGAATTGGCTCAACGATACTTCTAAAGTCCGTACTGCGCATTGGAGCGGCCATTTTTTAGTCCCCCTTAAATAGCATTGATGGTGGCAACATACTGGCTTCGGCTCACTTGAACCTGAACCACGGTGTATGCGTCACCCCATGCGTTATCAACACCGGGCGACAAATTGATGATACGCATATCACCAACAGCGCTCGAACCCACCAAACTCGTAGAGATGGTGCATTGCGACAAACCAGTGGTCGTAGAACCAGCAGTAATGTTGCTAAAGTTTGCTTGGTCACCAACCGAAGTTTGAGCCAAGCTACCGTCTGCCTGAATGTCGTAAACGATATTAGGGTCAGAATAGTAATAAGTCACTTCAGAACCAGTTTGGTATGCAGTGTTTGCAATCCATTGGTTGCTGACAATACGACGACCAGTAAGGTCGGTGTACTCGTGACCAGCGAAAGCACCTTGGTAGGCGCTACCAGCAGTAGCGGCAATAATGTTTCCGCTAGTGTTGAGGGCTACAGGCTGACCTTTTAAAATGCCAGAACTATAACCAGAGGCAATACCGTTGGAAAGCGCTACCGCTCTGTCCAAACCCGTAGGATGGAAAGAAGGGCGCATACCAAACGGAGCATTAGTTGAAGACATAGTCTTTCTCCTTTGTTCAGTTAAAAACCCTACCCAGCAAAATGCGGAGCAGGAATTGGTTTGTCAATGTCATTAAGCCCTTCGCCTTCAATCTGACCGAGGCTTCTGCCTCGACTATCACGTCCAACATTTTGCTCTGCCTGAAGTCGAATTTTGTTCGCCTCCTCAAGCGGTGCATCATGGTGAAAATGAGACATAATTTCTTGATACATATCCATAGGGATTTTGTACAAGAGCATCTCATTACACGAGATATAACCTTCATGTTCTCCAGCTTTTACACGGTTATTTCGCATTTGAGGTAACTCATCCGCTTTCACGGGAACGTACCCAAGTCGAATCCGTTTATCAATGCTGTCGTAACTGTTAGTTGTCGACAACCAGCAAACGTGCCATCCCTTTAATTCAGGAACAGCGGGCAATGCACTTTGTACCCATTCGTCTTTCCACATCTTGCGACGTTCATCCGACGATGCCATTTTGTCCTCTGGAGCCTCGCGAATCGTGTCGCGACTTCCGCGATTATCGCGGTCTCCAGCATTCAAATTTTTCTTTAAACGAGAATCCATTTTATTACTCCTTAACCGTTATTGTTGCGTGCTTCTAAGGCGTAGCGTCGAATCATCTTCGCTCGTTTCTCAGCGTCATCCCACATACCTGCATCTTTCATAGCCCTCACCTGTTCGGGTGACAAGGTAAATGAATTACCTCTACCATTATTCGATGCATATTCGCGGCCTGAACTCGTCACTGCACTTCGCGGTCTTGAGCGAGGTTTCTCGTCTGCATCTTCAGTATACCTGTGAGGTACTACTCTTTGCAAGCGTCTATCAAGTTCTTCCCAATATTCCGCAGTTTTTGGGTCATAACCCTCTTCTGCAAGTATTGAATCTTCGTTGAGAGCGCGTCTAGAATCGGGGTCTTTCCCATTTGGGTCGTACCACGGGTTATTTGCCATCCAATTGTTGGCGTGACGCTGTAGCTGTGGGTCTGGAGCCTGAATAGTACGTTGTGCCTGTGGAGCAACAGCGCGTTTCTTCAAGTTTGCCAAAGCCTCTGCCTGACGACGTGCTTCAAACCACATTTCTTGCGCAGAAGTCAGCAATTCACCGTTACCAGTGCGTGTTGCCTCAGAAATTTTCTGTTTTGCAAACAAAATGCGATTATCTTGGTCTTCAATTGCCTTATCTAAGCGTGCAAGGTCACTTCCGTGGGACTTGCGCTCTAAAACAGACAATCTTTCGAGCAATTGTTGGTTCTGACGTTCTAAAAGCGTCAACTTGACGTCTTTTTCTGTCGAAACTTGTTTGTGATACTCCTTACGACGCTGTCTTTTGAGGCGTTTTTGCTCACGAAGAGCCTCTGCGTCCTCATCTACCGCGCCACCGACCACCATTTCTTTTTGGCGTGCGCGTTCATCAGCTTCATCGGAGTCGTCATCGTGTTGTGGCTCAGGAGAAGGGATACTTTCTGGCAACTCAATGGTTGCTGAACCGTCTTTTTCTTCCTGAATAACAATAACTTCTTGTTCTGCTACCTGATTATCGGTACTCATACGAATGCCCTCACTTCAAGTGGATTTCCAGTAATTCTGGCAATCACTTCGTGGTCATTCAACACCATAAATTCGACGTTTTCGTCGTCTCCATGCGGAACAACCCATCGGTCGCCAGTCCATTTAGGTACGCGAAGGTAGTCGCCTTCTTTGCACCATATGCCCTCGACCCAAGGTTCCATTGTGTCGCGCTTTTTAAACGCTAATGGCCCCATCGCTACCACTTTGGCAACGGGATTTTGCGCTCGTTCAGTGTCGCGTGTTTCTTCAGGCAGGATAATCCCCGATTGTGTCATTCGTTTCTTGGCTTTGCGCAGTTGTACTAATACTCTTGCACCAAGGGGAATCGCACCGGGGTCTACAAGAGGAAAGGCTTCCTCTAAATCAGCGGCATTACCCGCTACCGTGCTATCTGTCATCTTCATCTTCTCTCAAAAGGTGGTTAAGAATCTCAAGGGATGCCTCAAGTCCTAAGTTCTCCCCGACTAGACGTTGGTATGCATAGTAGTCAGACGCATTTCCATGCGCTAACCCTTGTGCAATCTCAGCCTGACGCGCTTCTACAGCGCTTACAAAGTCGGAAATTAACTTCATGCGTTGGACTTATCAACACCCTTGGGTTGGGAAAAATTCCCGTGGTCGCTGTTAGCTAGTGGCATAGTCGCTGTTGACTTCTCTTTTAATGATTCGCCTGTAATCCATGCGCCAGCCGCCATGCGGGTCTTCTGACGTACTTGCTCAGATTGCATTTCTTTAACTTCTTTTTCCATTTCATTCTCCTAAGTTGCGTTGGGTTTGCTTGTTTAAAGCGATTGCAGTCTTTTCCTGCTCTTGCCGTAGCTTGACCTCATCTACGGTCAATTCTGCGGTCTTAATACGTTCAGTGGTAAGGTTGTTTTCGGCGTTCATAGCAATCTTGGCCTCCTGCTCTTGTTGGTCTTTTGCCATTTCGGCTTGGAACTTCTGACCATCGAAAGCAAGACGTGCTTGGTCTGCGGCAGTACGACGTTGTGTTTCTGCCATAGATGCTTGCAATACCGCTTGAGCCTCGCCTTCTAATGGAGGTGGTGGTGGTTTGAACTGTTGCATGAGTTGGCCTAATTGCTCTAGTGCAGGCATAACACCTTGGAACACCTGAGCGGAGTCCAAACTAACGTGGTCGGACGCCACCGCAATAGCGCGGTCAATTTCTTTAGCAATCTTGCTTTCCTCATATTTGCCCAATTTGACGTCTCCAGCCGCCAAGACGTAACCTTGTACTTGTTGGGTATACCAAAGCATCATGTGTTGCTTAATATGCTCTAAAGCCTGCGGGATGAACTTAGGCGCAATGAGACGATTTGAGCCTAGCGTTGGGTCAAGCGCAAAG